CATCAGCGCCCAGCGCGTTTCAGCCAGGATATCAGAGCCGGAAAGCAGTTTTATTTTCAACCAGAGATCGGTGTAGGCAAAAATATCGCGAAATCTTGCCACAAATTTATAATATCTCTGCCTAAAATCGATTGTAGCAAGGCTCCAGCTGGCTGCCTGGCTCTCATTTTCATCGCTCCAGCTCAATGCCTTATAAGTTCCGCTCGAGCAGTTCGCATCCGCCGTTCCGGTCCCTTCCAGTATCAATCCGGAAGCTGTGGGAGGAGTATGCGGATCGCTGGCAGCAAAATGGCCAACTAATAAATTCTCCACGGTTCTTACATCATTGGTGGTGTTCTTATATTCAATAATCGCGGGGGTAGGCAAAACACCGATCACCTGGTCATCATCGATCTCAACATAGAAATCATGGCCAGCCCCGGCATCCTCATGATTCACAATATTAGCAGTCAGCCCAGCTTCTCCGGCGCTATTATCCACAACGAGAGTGACCGGCTCAATGGTCTCCCAATATGGTTTTCGTTCAACAATC